CCTAGTGTTGATTGTGCTGTTGTAGATAGGTACCGCAATTTCAGCAAATTCAACACTAGGTCTTGTAAAGTCAACTACTTGTTTGGTCAACTCTGTTGTGGGTTGTGACACGCCAAAATTCTGAAAAGTAACGCGAAAGCGATACTTGAGTTTGGGCATTAACAAGCCCTGGCTTGGCGTGCTTTGGTCGCTAGCCAGTGGAACTGTCATTCTGCTGAGTGATGAAACTGCCATGGTATTATCTCCTATATACTTTATTTATGGTCATATTGGCCATGACGTTAGCTGGCTGTAGCTACTGTGGTCAAGGTGTGAGCAATCGCTCCAGTGTTCTCAATCCGTAATGGAATGTAGATAAACTCAACTGCCTTAACTGGCTCAATTGCAATGTCAACATACAATTCATTAGCATCAATGGTTGCCGGTGAGTTATTGCTCAAATCGCAAACTACCAAGTAGTCGTAGATCCCACGTTTTGCTACCAAATCGAGCATCAAGCTGGTGCAAGAGTTAGTGATGCTGTTACGTGTGATCTGATCGTTTGGCTCAAACAGGTATTGATTACCAATCTGTGTCAATCTAGCACGCAAGTAAGCCACTAAACGTGCCACGTTGATACGATTCATTGCAGTTGTTGAACTTGTAGCTGTTTTGTTACCAAAGTTGGTAATACCAATTCCAGGAATAAAGGTAATTGGGTTGATATTCAATTGATACAGGACATCACGGATTGTCTGGCTAATGCCAAGTGTAACAAATGCGCCTGTTGTGGCATTGATATAGCCCAATAATGCAGCATTATCAATCACACCGCGCAGAGTTCCAGCTGGAGCCAACCATGGATAAGATACTTCATCGCTACGGATAATTGTTCTAATCATCATGTGGCTCGGTGCTGTTACCACTGGGCTACCGCTCAAGTCAGAAGTCTGGCAACTTGGATAGAACACACCAAGGTATGTATCGTTAGATCCTAGACCGTCACCGGTTGGTAGGCCGAGACCTGCAGCATTGGTCTGCCATGTTGTGAGTTCTGTGCTGGTTGGTCCCAAACGCATCGGGGTATCACCAATAATGAACGCTGTGTTCTTGCGATCGTTATTGAGTTCAACCATGTTAGGAATTAATTCAGGATATGCTGGGCAAGCAATCAAGTTGAATGTGCGTTGTTCTTCACGTGCCTGAATGCTGGAATCAATACCGCTCTTGAATGCTGCTACAATAATAGCACGTTGAGCTTGGCGACCCATATAAGGTGCGCCCGAAGTCTTGTTGCCACTGGCGTTTACCCAGGTGTTGGTCATGATATCAGCCCAATACATAGTGTCACTAGGATCAGTGCCAACAGGTGGAGCCGATAATGCAACATAAATTATACCATTGTAATTTACAAAGCTGTTAAACTCATACTGTGTGGTACTGCTGTATATGTCCACATTGAACGCAGTGGTGTTGAAGTAGTCGGCTTCAAATTTCTTAACATTAAATCCGCTACGGCGTGTGTTCCACAACAAGGTTCCTTGAGCATACAGCGCAGGATTTGGTGCATCAATGTCCAAATAGTTGCTGGTCAAGTAGGTGGAACTGTTGATTGGTGGAATTGCATCAGTGATAGGATTTGTAGTGCCGTTGTAACTCCAACGAGCATCGGCAAACAAGATACCGTTTTGTGTAGTAGAATCTGTGTTGTTGATCTGGACCCACTGATCGGCACCTTGAACATTGCTCCAACGATACAGCATAGGATAGTTTTCCAAATCGCTGGTATCAACCCATAAGTCACCGTAAACCAATGGGCTTTGTGCTGTATTGGTCTGTGTTGTTGGCGCTGTGGTAGCAAATATAGGACCTGTAGAATTAGTTGTTTGCAAATCGTCGCCGCGAACATCATTGGCTACAGTTTGATAACCACACCATGCACCATTGTTTTGGATCATGATATCAGCTTGTGTAGTAGCTGAATAATACCAGTAAGTTCCTGTTTGGGGATCTTGATCTGGAGCAACCGAGCTGGCGCTGTAGGTAAATGTTGGATTGCCTACCCAGTAGCTAAGAATTAATGATGATCCAGAACCTGCACGGCAGAATGTTGTGCTGGTAGTGAATCCCGCTGTGGTTAGCGGAGTGCCTGTACCGGGAGTCAGAACAATATCGCCACCCGAGGTGTGTGTAAACACAATAGCACCCGAGCTATTAACTGTAGCGTTGACATAAGATGCAAATGTGCTTGAACCAACTGCTGCACTGACCGCAGTAATAAAGTCAGCCACAGTTGTTCCAGTCAAGGTAACTGTAACAGGAGATGCCAAAGTGGCTTGTCCAGGAACAGTTGCAGCAATAGTAAATGTGTTGCCGCTGGTAAATGCTCCAGGAGTGTTGGTATTGCCAGTTACGATTGTTTGACCGGCTGCATAACGTTCAAAAAGTTCAATACCAAACGTAGCTGGGCTATTAAAACCAGGATTAGTGATACCGATGGTAGTTCCTGGAACAATATTGAAACCACCACCACTTGGATCTAAGGTATAGATTGCCGAGGCATCGTTTGAATACAGGTTGCAAGTCTGTTGCACCCAAGTTCCTAGAGTTACATTGTATTTTTGCATAGACAAGTTGGCACCAAGATTTACATTGTTGGTGCGTTGCCATACCGAACCTGTTGGCTCTGGCATATCGTCGGTGCTTCTCCAGCGTGGTGCTGAGTAGTTAGGAGCTGCTAGGAACGTAGGAACATAGTAAGTGGTCGCTGTAATTCCTAGATCGCTCAATACTGTTCCGGATCCAGCGGCAATAACAATTTCACCTGCATCGCTGTTGGCCATGCTATTGCCAAAAATTTGTAGTTTACCATCAACATGACCAGAATAAACACCAGTAATGTTAGCACTGTTGATAGCATCGCTGACACCTTGAACAGTGTTGTTGGTGCTGGCAGGAACAGTAATTGTAATTCCATTAACTGTAAATGTGTTGCCAGCTGTTAAGGATGTTGGTGCCAAGGTTCCTTGAACTGTGGCCCAACTGGTTTGCCAGTCGTCGCTGCCAATCAACTGCCAGGTGTTATATAAATCTAACAGGTAACTGGATGATGTCTGTGAAGTGGTTGGACCGCCACGTTTAAAGTAACCTGGATTGTTTACATTGGTAGAAGTAATGGCATAATCGCCAATGCTACCAACACTTTGTGAAGGCACTGTGGACGAGGATTCTAGTTGTGTAGAGTCGGTAATAATCATTGGAATCTGTTGGGTAAATGCACCAGTTGTAATATTCCATTGATAGATGCCCCATAAGCTGGTAGCAGTATTCAACCAGTAAGTTCCATTGGGTGGTGTGCCTGTAGGACGAATTAAACTGGCTGTAAGGGCCGCCAAGTCAACGTCAACACGCTGAATATAAGCACGGTTGGTAATACCCAAGGCGCTGTAAGCTGCCAATAAACCGTATTCGTTTAGCTCGTAACCATTGATTGGTGTTCCGGCTGTGGTCTTGTAAAAAAATGGCACGCCATAAGTGGTTGACAAATCTCGCTGACTTGTAATCAATGTAACCTGATTGGCATTGGCCGCTAGGGTTCCGGCAGCAACACCTGTGCCTGTTCCAGAAACTTTGTTCTGTGCCGTTGCAATCAAAATGTAAGGTACCGAGTTGGTAGCAGCAGGAATGTATTGACTTTGATCAATAACTGTGACTTGAACGCCAGGTGATAATAGTGCCATAGGTAAAATCCTTTTTTCTAGTTACAGATATTTATTAGAAAAGGCAAAAAGAACCTCGTAATAGAGACCTTTGGCAAAGGTTTTCACTATAAATACAGCATGATTCGCCCTATTTGTCCTGCTTGCAAGCAAAGGCCACGTGCTGTAAACTACTATAAGGACGGGCTGGTTCATTATCGAGCCAAATGCAGTTATTGTATTTTTAAGAATAGGTCAATTAAGCCACCCGAGCCCAGATGGAGGGCAGCTGGCTATAAGAAAAAGCTGGCCTGTGATCGTTGTGGATTTAGATCAAGATATGCTAGTCAGTTGCTGGTATACCATGTAGATGGCAATCAGCACAATACCACTTTACGCAACTTGACTACAGTTTGTTTGAACTGTATAGAGGAAATTAAACGCCTTGATCGTCCTTGGAAACCTGGAGATTTAGAACCAGATCTTTGACCTGAGCAAACAGTGGATCAAGCCCATCAGCATTGTTATCAATTACCGCATCAAATTGGGTTCCAATCCAAGCTGTTTCAGAAGGATGAATGCCCAGTTGTTTCAACAACTCTTGATCGGGCACAATACCAGCATTGGCACCCAAAGCAGTATCATACCAATCGGGTTCTGGGCCACGGACAACACGGATAACAGTGCCGCCTGCATCCTTGACTGCTCGAATTTCGTTAGGAAACCGCACATCTGTAATAACAATATCATTGTGTGCTTTGTTTAATTTGTTTTCTAAGCTGGCAATCCAAGTGTCGTCGTGCCAACTTCGTCGTGCCACTTCAGTGCCCCACTTTTGTAGTACCAAGCGAGGAGTTAAGTCGGGCATGCCTAACCGCTGGGCCCACCATGGATCCACCTGCTCACGCCAGACTCTGGATTCGGTTGTGCGGCCTTCTAGCAGTTCTCGGTCCCATCCAAACACAGCGGCCACGGCATCTTTCAAAGTAGCCGCAAAGCTGTCGCGTTTGAATCCGTAAATGTTTTGTAGATAGTCTGCAATAGTATCTTTACCTGAACCTTGAAATCCACAAATGCCAATGATCATCTTATTTCCTTTACATTCAGGTGTCGTAAGGTGGCCTGTAGCATGTCAATCTGACGACGGCAATCTTCCAAGGCATGATGACTAGTTGGAGGTTTGGGCAGTTCGGGCCACAGGCTGTAGATAGTTCTAGCATCACGTACCTTGTAGTATTGCCAAGGCAGGCTCTTGCCGTAGCTCTTGTAGGCATGCTCCAGTATGTTCATGTCGTAGGTGGGTCCATTGGCCCAGATCAAATTGTGTTGCCAGGCCAACTTATATAGACTGTCTAATGCCACATCCAGATCCACACGTCCTTCTTCCATGAAAGCTTCAGCCTGTGCTTTGGGTTGAGTTGCCCACCAGTCTATAGTGTCCTGTTGTATGTTACGGTTGGGTTGACTTTCCAAGGTGATTCGAGCATAATATTGACGACTATAATAGCCTGTGCCAAATGGATCAAAACTCTGAGCCGCAATGGTCAAAATGGTCGCATCTGGACCAGTACCTAACCCTTCTATATCTATCATTAATGAGCTCATGCTGACAGTATAGCATGATTTTTGATTTGAGTCTAGGAGTTGTTAACCAATAACAAATGAATACGGTTGACTACCGTCTACATAACGTTTGAGATCGTCAACCAATTGATCCATTTGTGCTTGACTTTCGGCCTTCATGGCTGTGCCGTTTAAGGTGCCGCCACCTTGTGGTCCGGCAATGGTACCAAACTTTTCACGTGCTTCACCAATGATGTGTTTGCAAGCAGCCGTGCAATAATCACGGATCCATTGTTGAATTTGAAAGTCACTCAAAAGGTTAAATTCAGGTTTCAAGTTGTAAGTCCATAACAGTACCGATTCACCTGTGCCTTTGGGATCGCGGATCAA